GGTAAAACAGCATGACTAAAATAACTATTGACGAACAAGAATTTGATACTAAAGATTTTACAGATGCACAAAATGAGATTGTGTCTATCTTAAACTTAGGTCAAAACTCTATTACACTTATTGACCATATGGTACAATGTGTAAGGGCTATTCAAAATATGAAGACTAATGAACTTAAAGATTCATTAGGTATTAAAGATGAAGCCGAAGATAAAAAATAAAAAGTAATTTAATAAAGGAAAGAATATGGCTATTGGTTTTAGAGAATACCAAATAAAAGCTGCAAGCTTTGCTATTTATCCTGCAACCCACAGAGTCCTATACCCTACGTTGGGGCTTTGTGGAGAAGCTGGTGAGGTAGCCGAGAAAGTTAAAAAGCAAGTACGTGATGGTACTTTTAACAGGCATGAAGTAGCTAAAGAATTAGGTGATGTACTTTGGTACTTAGCTAATCTTGCTAATGATATCGGTTATAACCTTGATGAGATTGCTGATATAAATATTGAGAAGTTATCCAGTCGTAAAGATAGAAACAAAATACAAGGGTCAGGAGATAATAGATGATAGCTAAAAGTGATGGTGATATAGTAATAGTCAATCCTAAAACAATGGAATTAGTTGAGCAAGTAGATCTAACAGATTTAGAAGATTACACATTTACAAGTTCAGCTATATCTAAAAATAAAGATGGTACTCTTAGTTGGATAGCTATCAATAAAGACAATCAAGAACCTATAAAGTTTGACAGCTTTGATGAGTTTGAGAAATACGTAGAGGAGAATAAATAAAATGAATAACCAACTACCAACGGATTATCAATCCTTTATACATAAGTCACGTTATGCTCGTTGGCTTGATGATGAAGGTCGTAGGGAGACATGGAGTGAAACAGTGGATCGCTACATGAAGAACCTAGTACGTCCAGCATTAGGTGATAACCCTAAGCAGATAGCTGAGATTGAACAGGCCATATTAGGACTAGAAGTCATGCCTTCTATGAGGGCATTAATGACAGCCGGTCCAGCTTTGGCTCGTGATAATACAGCAGGTTATAACTGTTCATACTTAGCAGTAGATGATGTCAAAGCATTTGATGAAGCTATGTTTATCCTACTGTGTGGTACTGGTGTTGGCTTCTCTGTTGAACGTCAGTCAGTTACTAAGCTACCAGAAGTACCTGAGCTTTTGTATGAAAGTGAAACTACTATCGTAGTTAAAGATAGTAAAGAAGGTTGGGCTAAATCACTACGTCAAATGATTGCATTGCTTTATAGTGGTGAGATACCAAGATGGGATGTATCTAAGGTACGACCTGCAGGTGCAAAGCTAAAGACATTTGGTGGTAGAGCATCAGGCCCAATGCCTCTGATTGATCTATTCAACTTTGTTATCAAGACATTTAAAGATGCTAAAGGACGTAAACTATCATCACTAGAATGCCACGACATCATGTGTAAGATTGGTGAGGTAGTTGTAGTTGGTGGTGTACGTAGGTCAGCTATGATCTCTCTATCTAATCTATCTGATGATCGTATGAGACATGCTAAGTCAGGCTCATGGTGGGACAATGATCCTCAACGTGCCTTGGCTAACAACTCTGTTTCATATACTGAGAAGCCTGACAGTTTATCTTTCATGCGTGAGTGGATGGCGTTAGTTGAGTCAGGCTCAGGTGAACGTGGTATCTTCAACAGACAAGCATCTAAGAAACAAGCGGCTAAGAATGGAAGACGTGACCCTAACTTTGAGTTCGGGACTAACCCATGTAGTGAAATAATTTTACGGCCTAATCAATTCTGTAATCTAACAGAGGTAGTTGTAAGAGCTACTGATAATACAGAAGACTTAGAACGTAAGGTACGTATAGCTACTATCTTAGGTACAATACAATCATCATTCACTAAGTTCCCATACTTACGTAAGTCATGGCAGAACAATACTGAAGAAGAAAGATTACTTGGTGTATCTATGACAGGTATCATGGATAACCCTTTAACCACAAAAGCTAACAAAGGACTGGAGAAAACTCTTGAACACCTCAAACAAATCGCCGTTGCTACTAATGCTAAGTGGGCTGAACGCCTTGATATCCCTGTCAGTACTGCTATCAGCTGTGTTAAACCAAGCGGTACTGTCAGCCAACTGGTTGACTCTAGCAGTGGCATACACGCTCGTCACTCAGCCTATTATATTCGCACTGTACGTGGAGACAACAAAGACCCGTTGACACAATTCATGATGGATCAAGGTATACCTAATGAGCCAGACGTAATGAAGCCTGACCAGACTACTGTGTTTAGCTTCCCTATGAAAGCTCCAGAGGGTGCAACAGTTACTGCTGATATGTCTGCCATAGAACAGCTAGAGATGTGGTTAGCCTATCAACGATCATGGTGTGAACATAAACCGTCTGTTACGATTAACGTAAAGAATAACGAGTGGTTTGAGGTAGGTGCGTTTGTGTATAAACATTTCGATGAGATGTCAGGTGTATCATTCTTACCATTCAATGAACACACTTATCAGCAAGCACCTTACCAAGATTGTCTAGCTACAGACTATCACATTCTTTTAGACAAGATGCCTGATAGTATTGATTGGGATAAACTATCAGAATATGAACAAGAAGATAATACTGCAGGTAGTCAAACACTAGCATGTAGTGGTGATAGCTGTGAGATAGTTGACTTAGTTTAATGTGGATAGTAATAACTAAAAACCAATGTAACTTCTGTGATGCCTCTTTACAATTACTAAGAGGTGTTGCAGGAAGTCAGGTAACAACATACAACGTACAGTCAGCAAGTAGTAAATGGTTGTTGACTTTAATGCGCAAATCAGGGTACACTACAGTACCACAAATATTTAAACCAGATGGCACTCACCTTGGGGGCTACACAGAACTAAAGGAATACCTAGATGAAACCAGTAAGAAAAAACTTTAGCAGGGCATTGTACCAAGCTTACGATAAGAAAGCTAAAGATACATTGGTTAAACTTTTGGAATCAAAAGGACATACTATAGTTAATACCGAAGAAAACTATTTTGTAGATGTCGTCTCCCAGAAAGACGGATATACATATTTCAATGAGGCTGAAGTCAAAGTAGCTTGGAAAGAAGATTGGCCTACACATTGGTCTGAGATCCGTATACCAGAACGTAAGCAACGTTTACTGGATAAGTATGATGGTACAAATGGGGTATTAAATTTCTATGTATTCCGTGAGGATATGAAACAAGTATGGCGTATCAAAGATACCTTGCTAACTCAAGAAAGTTTAGCAGAAGCTAAGGGTAGGTACATACAAAAAGGTGAACTGTTCTTTCACATTCCTTATACATCAGCAGAGTTGGTGAATACATAATGGCTAAATGGAAGGAGTTTCACATAATGAAAGATCAAGAAACATTTGATCCAGTAGAACGTCCTGCACACTATAACCAAGATGGTATAGAATGTATTGACTATATACGACAAGTGCTTGGGTTAGATGGATTTATTTCTTACTGTCACGGCAACATGATTAAGTATCAACATAGATATAGATACAAAGGTAATGGTGTAGAGGACATGAAGAAAGCAGAATGGTATCTTAAAAGAATGAATGAAGCACTGGCAGAAAAATATAAATAGGGTGATACATGGGCAGACCAACTAAAGCAGAGCAGAATAATTTACCACCTCTAGAAGAGGAAGCCAAGGCCTATACTAAAAAGAATAGGCCAAAAGAAAAACCCCTAACCTCTCGCCTATACCTGACAGGTCAAGCCTTGTCGGGTATACTAGCAAGTGGTAGGGGCGCTGGTCGTACTGAGGAAGTTAAACGTGAAGCTTATGGTTGGGCTGATCACATATTAGAAGATGATGATTAAAAAAAGATGGGGGCTTTACAGCCCCTTTATTTTGAGATGTCCCTAAAAATACCTTCATCTTTATTTTCAAGCAGCATTAATATAAATTCTAATTTTTCTTCTCCACCTACTTCTCCTTTAATATCTTCAATACCACCATCATATTCAAGATAGTCTAAGACGTACAGTAAATCTTTATTTCTTTTACCAGATAATCTTTTTATTTTATTTTCTATTAAAAATATCTTATCTCTCACATTAGTACTTGTAGCTATTGCAGATACTGCTCTTTTTCTAACTCTTTCTTTTAATCTTTTAACTTCTTCAAGTCTTTTAGTTAAAGGTAACTTAAGAAATCCGTCTTCAATAAGTAGTGTAGATTCAAAGTTTAATATCTCACTTACTAAACCATTCATCCTGTTTTTATATTCAGCGCTTCCACCCCATTTAACAGCTTCCCAAGGCTTCTCAGCTATTGAACCAAGAACTCTTTCAGATGGAGTTGGACCTGACGTTGACCTAACACCACCTAAAGTCTTACCTATGTCTACAAAAGTATCATCTTTAGTTGCCATAGATTTAGTGGTTACTGAACCGACTGGAGGTATTAGTTGATTGATATATCTAAAGCTTTTATTGTAAAGCTTTTGCATAGAAGTACCAGAGTTAATATTTTTTTGTTCAAAGTCATCGTTGTAAAACATAAGAGCTTGATTAAAAGGTTCAGCTGGTCTAGTTACACCAGAAGCAACCTTACTTACACTGTCTGATAATATACCTAATGAAGCTTTATACACTTGTTGTTTATCACCATCAGCTACTATACCCATATAGTTTTTTAAAGCTTCGTATACAGCACCTGAGTCTCTAAACACATTACTAAGCATAATTTTCCCAGCTTCCTCTTGTAAAGCTGGAGGTATTCTACCATCAAGTTCTAAGTGAGCAAGACCTTGTGATATTATCTGAACATAAGCTTCTGGAAATTCTGCAGTTATATCTGCGATAGAACCATCAGGTCGTTCTATTTGATTCCAAGTTAAACCATTATTAACTTTATCTTTAGACTTAGTAAAGTTTGACTCTCCATCAGCACTGATTCCATATATTAAACCAGCACCAACTATTGATTTAGCCATAAGTTCTGTGCCTTTATCATCTAAAGCACGTTTAATTATACCTTTAGGTCCTCTACTATCTTGAAAAGAACCAAGAGCTATGTGTCTAAGGGCATTTAATGGTAAGTGATCACCTAATGTAGCTGTAGCTGTATTAAAAAATCTACCGAAAGGAAGCAGTAAACCAGTACCAGCTTTATTAGAATATTCTTCAACATAATTAGCCAACATACCCATAAAAGTTTGATTAGGATTACCAGCCCAAGATGTTGAATAAGTTTCTCTTTTAGCTACAGCTAAAGAAGGCTCAAGTACATTAGATAAATAATCTTCACTGAACATTTTAGCATAAGCATCAGGTTGATTCATAAACTTATTATAACCCATGCCATAATGTTTTTGTATATTCTTATCTATCTCACCCATGAAAGAAATACTTTTAGTTATTTCATCTTGAAGTTGAACACCCATAAACTTCTGTAGTTTACTAATACTAGCTTCAGTTAGTTTATTAACTTTAGCATTTGGATCTAACCCTAAGTTTTCTAATATCTTTAAGTGATCTATACCACCTGCTCGTTCAGCATATAATCTTTCTCCTACTTCTGGAAATAGTTTTATATATGCATCAGCAGAATCTATAGTTGCCTCTGGTGTTAAAAGATTTAAACCCTTACGTGTAGCACCTAGTAAAGAACCCTTTGATTTTTTACCTTCAAATTTTACAGCGTGTAAAAACCCCATGACTGCATCCGAAGCTATACCCATGTTGTGAGTATAAGCCCAACCTTTTACATTCAAACCTATTGTAGATGGGTGAGAAGTTACCATACGTTTCCATATAGACTGGAGATATTTTACACGTTGTGGCCCAGGTTTAATTTCAGCTGCATTACCTTGAGCTGCAGATAAAAGATCTGCGACTGTTATATCTCCAGGCTCTTTACCTAGTAACTTAGACATTTGACTTCTATAACCTAAAGTTTGACCGGCAGATCTACCACGATTTAAAAACCATGCAGATAAATCTTTAGAGTTAGTTATCTTAGATATTGAATCTGGTAGTTCTCCAAACTGCTCTGTAAAAGCATTCTTTAAACTATCTACTGTACTATCATCAAGGTAAATCATTGCATCTGTTATAAACTTAGATACATTATCATCTGCTTCTCGGGGAGCATACCTAAATCCTGCTTCAGATAAAGCTTCAATAAAATTATTTGTTAGTGTAATTTCAAAAAAGTTTTCTTGAGATAATGGATTACCTGCTATATCTTTTTTAGTAACTAATTTTTCAGCTTCATCCCTAGCTTGCATGTAAGGTAAAAATTCTTTTAAATCCAAATCATTTTTAAACCTTTGAAAAACTGATTTAAGATTACCATTAACTTTAGATAAGTCTACCTGATCCATAATATTTTTTTCTATTGTAGATTTTGATTGACCTCCAAGTTTATTCCATATGTTTTGATATGCTGCAAAATCAGGTAGATATCTTTTTATAAATTCAGTTTTAGTACCTAAGTCTACAGCCCTCATACTAGCCATTAAAGATGGTAATAGTATAACACCCATTGCTGAACCTACAGATTGAGGTGCACTATATTTTTCCTGTATACCAGAGCCTATCCTAAGAGATTGATTTACGTAATCTGAGCCTACAGAAGACACTATATCTACACTCGTTATAGCTGCAAGCCTACCTAATCTCTGACGACCAGCACTTTTAAAACCTTGCTTAAGTGTGTTTCTTACCTGTTGATCAATAGCAGATTTTGCAATACCTTTCTTTGTTAAATCCTCTCGTAGTTCTTTTACTATTTGTCTCATAGCAAAACCTACAGTGCCCTTAGCAACAGCTGTACCGAAAAGTTTACCTACACCTAAGCCTATTGCTGTAGTGGGGTCCCAAAATGCAGCTCTAGTATAGTCTCTTAAGCCATCTCCAAACTCTGTCCAACTAGTATCTTTATCAA